GTCCGCTACACTACCTAGATCGACGGTGACCTTAGTGAAAGTCATTGTCTGATCGTCGTCTAGTACCGCTTCCCCGTCGAAGTCGTCTGTAGCCGACAGAGAATCGTACAGATTAGTGGATACGTCGAACGTAATAGTGTCCGCCTGCCCCACCGTCTCACTAAGTACCTTATTTGGCGCTAGTAAGAATATGTCATTGGCTGCGGTAAAGGCAGCGAAGTCAGCATGATTACGCAAGTAGACTGTCTCGAAAGACAACGAATCACTGAGCGCCGCCGAGTCTGACCTAGCCGTGCTAAGGATAAACAGTTCTAAGTCGGTGACCGTACCTGCGTCGTCGAAAGACCTAATGAAATCTACTTGTCTATCTAGAGAATCAGAAACATCCGAGGGGCTGAAGAACCCCTTCGCTGGGCTAACACTTATCAGCTCGCTAGCAACGCTTGTATCCTGTAGTAATTTAGACAGGGCTAAGCGGTCAATACTATCATCAAACAACGCGGTGTCAGCAAGTGGCTTAGTGGTGGCCATTGTGAGTAGCTCTGTGCTACTCACTTCTTCCAACAGCCCTTTACTCAGTAGAAGCGAAGTAAAATCCGCCGCGAACATGGCGTCAACAGCGTCATGCCTAAGCAAGAAAATACCTAGCTCAATAACTGTAGGGGTAATGTTAGTGTAGGACACCACAAACGAAGCGGCTAAACTACTGACGTCAAACGTAGCTGTGGTACTAGCTAGTTCGTACGTAGCTTTTACATAGGAAACGTCATACGTAGCGTCAGTGACGGACACGTCGAAAGACGCATCAGTGTTACTAACAGCGAAGGAGGGGCGTACAATTTTAAGATCAGCGTCCACTAGGTGCCACCGCCCTAGTCGAAGTCGTTACGTACTTTGAACTTAACTAGATCGTAGACAGTCTGAATGCCACCGCTAGAGAACGTTATCTCCAACTCGCCTTCGTATAGACCACTCTCCGCAAACGAGTTGCCTGTGAAAGGAATCAAAACAGCGCCGCCAGCAGCGTCTGAAACAAGCCCAGTTATAGTGGATACTAGCTCAGTGCTACCAATAAGCCGTATGCGCAAGCGCACGGTGGCGTCTGTTAGGTCTATGTAAGCCCATGTATCTGAGTTGTTGGCGTCGTAAGTGACTCCGTCGGGACTAGCGCTAGAGTCTTTTAGGACAAAGCGCAGGTCAGGAAGAGTATCGCCTGTAACTAATTTTAAGGTGTCTAAATAGGCCATTATTTACCCCTAAACAGTGGGACTAACTCCGGTTAATCCTTTAATCTCTACGCCTAGAGCATTACCGAAAGCGCCGTAGTGGGCCTGCGCACGTTGCGCGTTGCCAGCGTATTCACTATCTTTGGTGTACGCGCGGTAAAGGATGTAATCCATGACGATGTTGCCATAAATGTCTGGCAAGTCGATGTTACCAGTTACGTCAGTGAAGTCAGAACCATCGGCAGGCTCAGCTACGTCGGTAGGGTAAGCTGAGTAGCTAATATCTAGGATGGTGGTTACCAGCGCAGGCGGGTAAACAAAGAAAACTTTGGGGTCACGAGGGTCGTAAGTGTAGTGAACCGCGCTGACATTGCCTGCGAGGTTATACCAATTAGGAATCTGCGAGTCTAAGACTTCACGAGGAACCATCCTAACCGATGAGTTATTACTAGAGACAGCGGAGTTTCGTATGATGTCGATTAGCTTCGCGCCATCTGTAGGCAGCGACTGCTTCGCGCCAGCCACACAAGTTTTAGCCGCGTTCTTAATAGAAGCGTCCGGGCGATATAAAATAACTTCTCGTTGGCCGTCGTTGAGGTAGCGTACTAGCTCAGGGATTGGCCATCTTACCGACGTAGTATCCTGTAAGGTATCTACTACACGGCGGATAATTGATTGTGCTGAAAGTGCCATAGTTTACCTCACTAATGGTCTAGGTTTAACGCGCGTACCGCCACGGATTCTTCCATGGTAGCTTTCTATTTTGCCTTGTGAGCATTTCTTATCCGCTAGCATTCCCATGTTTGCGGCTAAAAGCTCGTTAGTAAACGGCATGTTAGGTATTCCGGCCAGCTTAGAAACCGCTCCGGCAACAATGCCCTCACTCCAGTAGTCAAACAGGTCGTTCTCTACTGTGCTAGCTAACATTGTAGGGGCGTAAGCAGCTGTAACCACGACGGAATAAGCGTCGTCTGGTAGCGGATAAAAGTTAAGAACTAACTCAGAGTCCACTCTAGTCGTAAAAAACCCAGTTGGTTTGCCCGTTATAGCAGTGTCGTACATCGGCACATCTTCTTCAAAGATGCCGCCTATTTCTCTGCCGTCCACAGTAACGCTAATAACCCTAGAAACCCTAAGCTGGTTGTTAGGGGTTTCCAAGTCATACCCTTTAAGGCCTTTAACAGTCTTAAAAGCATCTGAGGTCTGGCGCAGTGTAAGCGAAGAATCACAGAACTTTATAGCGGAGTCGAGAATAGCCTGTCGAGCTAAAGGCTCGGAGCACCCTATTACGTAGGGTAATACGCGTGGAAAAAAGCTGTCTATGCTTATCATGGCTCGACCTAGGTGCTATAACGTTTGTGCAATTCTACCAATTATACCTTGGTTTTACGAGCACTTGTTACTGATTTGTCCGCCACGGGTGCCACTTTAGGTTTAGCGGCTTCTTTTTCCGCCTTAGCTATATTTAATTCCGTCTCCAGCTTTACGCCAGCTTCGGTCGGCTCCCACTCATTATCTATGAGGCGAGCTACAATAATTATCTTGCCGTCGTGTGTTACGCGGCCTTTGTTAGCTAAAATTTCACCGCTCGTTTCCGCTAGGAATTTTAGAACGTTCATGCTTTTTCTCCGTCAATAAAAAAGGGGGCCGACTGGCCCCCTTGATTGTAACACTAACCTAGCTAGCAGAGCCAATCTGGGCTACTACCATAGCTTCAGGCTTAACCACTTTACGACCATATACTGCCAGTCCACGAACGATGTCGCCGAAGTCAGTCTGGTTGCGCAATGGCTCAGTCTTATCAACAGTCATAGCGAAAGATACAGCAGCCTTAGTACCGGCAATCATGGTACGACGAGCTTTTGCGTTAGTAAGAGTAGCACCGCCAGCGACAGGTGAAAGGCCAGCAACTAAAGCCTTACCAGCAGCGCCTTTAGGCAGAAGGTTAGAAACGTATACATTGAAACGATCCAACATACCGATCTTACCAGTACGAACAACACTTGACTGATCGCCAGTGAAGTAGGCCTGAGCAATATCAGACTGCATCAACAGGTGACGGTCGAATGGAGAGATGATCAAGAAACGGTCATCTTCAGGAACGTTCTGCTCGTCAAGTGCAGTAGACATACGCAGGATAGCTTTGAGGATGTTACCAGCAGTATCTTGGTCGATAGGAGCAATATCAGTACCTAGGTTGTAGGCAGCTGAGATAGCACCGGCAGTACCACCTTCGTTAGCAGCAGCTGGGCCTTCGGTTACGAAAGAGTTAAAGAACACTTCGTTTTCGATGGAGATTTTCAACTGCTTAGCAGCATCTTCGGTGAACATGTTCATTAAGTCCATGTCGGCCTGATATGCCAGTACGTCGTTTACCTGAACGCCGAAGTACTTACCTTTGTTAACCTGCATGTCTTGGAAGCTCGGAGTAGGAACTTCGTAGGACAAGTTCTGGCCAACAGTGTAGTCAGAGATGCTGATAGAAGGAGCCAGACGGATACGTACGGTATCGCCTTGGTTCTTAAGCTCGCCTTCGTAGTCAGTGTTGGTGACTTCAGAAAGGATGGTGTTCTGGTAAAACTTGGACAGCAGCTTGCCTGACCAAAGAGTTGGGATAAACGCACCGGAGTACGAAGGAGTAGTGTCAAACGCGCCACTACCTGTTACGGGATATACAATAGCCATGATTGGCCTCCAAAAGATTAAGAGTTAGGTTATGCCGAAACACGACCATTCGTGAATGCAGCATCAATTTCAGCTTCAAGTTTGTTAGCTTCATCGAACTTACCAGACCCATTCAGTGTCGCGGCTTTCTTAAACATACGCTCAATTTGGGCGTTAGTGTAATTCTTGCCTGACTGCGACGTTGTAGTGGAACTAGATGCGGTACGACTAGGCTGAATCTGACGTTCAAGCTCTTGTGTTTGCTTGGGTTTCTCGTCGGGTGTTGGCTCTACTTGACCTGACCGGAACATGTCAACGTAGTGTGCTACACCTTCTGCGTCACCTGTGGCAAACGCTTGTTGCGCTACCGAACGGCGGGGGCCTCTTAACACTGGGTCTACTTCGTCTAACCACGCAACCCACTTGGGGTTGTCGTTTAACTGATCGAAATCAGGGACTAGTCGATGTAAACGATTCTGAAAAGAACTCTCCGCTACTCTGCTGTCAGTAGTACCAAGTTGCTCACGCATCTTGTCATTTTCCGACTGCATAGTATCCAGTTTTATCTGGAATTCAGCAGCAACTTCGCGCGCAACCTTACGCTGAACTTCAATAAGGTCTTCGCCAAAGTTTTTGACGTCATCATCTGTCACCAGTTTTTCAGCTTGCTTAACAACTGCTTCCTTAGTTTTAAGAGATGCTTGTAGCTCTTCGAGCTGGGTTGACATGTCTTTTACTTTGGAATGTAGCTGCGGAACCTCTTTATCGTACATACCCTGAAGGGTTTTGTACTTTTGCTTCCATACAGCAGCGTCTTCGTCTGGTTTTTTAGGCTGTTCTTCAAGCTCAGCAACTTCAGGTTCTGGAGTTTCTTCAACTACTGGCTGTGCTTCGGGTGCTTCTAGGGTTTCAACGACCTTTTCTACTGTGTCAGTATCGGGTGCTTCGTCTGTAACCTCTGTCTCACCTTTCAGCTGCTTTTCTATTGCTTCAATCTCTTCCATCTGTCTTTGCACTTGCTTGGGTAAAGCCATAACAATCTCCTTTAAGCTCCAACTCTGTCTTTAGCTCCTATAACGGTGTGCCGCTGACGTAATGGTTTGCTAGGATTAAAAAAGCGTCTTTATAGACGCGCTAACACCTCTTGCGATTTCTCAACCGCTTCGAGGAATTCTTTCAGGACACTAGCCTTGCCTTGAAGCCTATGTATCATTACCGGATCATCCGCTAAAACTAGCGAGTCTTTAACCTCGGCTAGCTTAGCTTCAAAAAGCTCCAGTAAGGCGGCATTATCTGCTACTTTGCAGTGGTAAAGCGCCTGTACGTGCTTCTTCTTAGGCTTGTGCCCTATAAACATGGTCATTATATACTACTCCCTGATATGTCCGTCAAGCCCCGTTAGGCCTTGGCGACATAGTATTTCCTTCTCTGCCGCCTACTTGCGAGCCATCTGGGAGCATATTCTTCGGCTGCATAGCTGGGCCTTGCTGCTGACCTTGCTGCTGACCTTGCCCAGTAAGCATCGCTAGCTGCTCTTGTAGCTGCGCGATAATCTGCGACTGCTGCTGTAGCTGGCTGGCTTTCTCACGATCAGGAACGATCCTATCAGGGTTGGTATTAAGGTTGAGCGCCGCGTCACGTAGAAGTTCCGCTGCCCCATCCATACCCACAATCTGTTGCGCCATCGGGCTGTTAAGCACTAACTGCAAGAACTCGTTCTTACGGATGGCTTCAGCTTCCTTAACTACCAAGCTGCTAGCGCCGCGTGCGCTAATGTTCAAGTCGCCTACCAAATCAGGGTCATCTGCGTATCGCAGGTTGTCGTGATAAAGGCGCTCAATGGCCGGTACGATGACTTTCTTGTCTATGTTATTGATTACCTGCTTAATGCCTTTACCGGCGTTAGAGATCATCATGGACAGTCCTGAGCTTGTTCTACCAGCCCCCGGCGTGTGTCCGCCCGTCATGTACTTTGGAATCATTGTGTCTTCGTCAGCACGCTCTGAGAACTTCTCAAAAACGGCCATAAGCTCTTGCGCGTTGCTGCTAGGCTGGAAGAAGGATAGCGGTGGAGAGCCGTCGTTGTACTCTGAACTCTGGAACTGCCAAATCTTCCACGGGTGCATATCAGAGATATCTTCTCCGGCAGGTAAGCGGCTAATGTTAACGCCAACCTGTGGGCCAGAAGAGATACCCATGTTATTCGCTAGCGCGCGAGCAGTAGCGTTAACCATAGACTGAGAGTCACGACACAGATCGCCAACGCCTTTACCTGCCACAGAACCGGGCTTAGATTCGTAAGACGTTAAGTAGTAGGGCTTGCGACCAAGCGGGTCGTAGTTAAGAACAGCACGGATAACAGTGCCGCCAATCAACCATACTTCGCAAGGGTAGCTAAGTGACTGATCTTCAATGTCTTCTTCTGGTACGCCCCACTCTACGAGCAGCTTGCCAGAGATGCTGTCCCACAACTGAAGCGCGTCAATCAGGTCGTCAGTGTTAGTAGCTTCTGTAGTGTTCTTGCCTTCCGCAGTAGCGCGTGCGGAGTCAACCCACAACCACTCGTCTAACCCGCCGCGACCAAAGTCTGCCAGCACGGTACGAATAGCGTCGTTGTTGTAGCCCGGAACGTCTAGCAAGCTCTGTAGGTTCTCGGAAGTCATACGGTGGCGTTCAATTACGAACCCGTCGTTAACATCCCAAGCCCAAGGTGCCCAATAAAGGTTGAACGGGTCTACGCGCTCCCACTCGTTTCGGATTACTTCAGCGGGCACAAGTTTGTTGTCTTCCCACTTCATTACTTTGCGGCGGCGCTTAACTGGCCCTTTCATCGCAGCGAATGGGAAGGTAACGATGTCTTCTATGAATTCGTTGAACGCTTCGTACCAACCACCTTCGAGTAGTTGATCCTCCATCTTCCGCTCCATGCGGTTGACACGTTTCTCGGATTCTTCTTTGTTAAGCTCCATCGCTTCGTCTTGCATCTTTCTAGCGATGTCTGCTAAGTCTTCTTCAGTCGGCATGGCCCCAGTGGACGCCATAGCCTGCATAAGCTCTTGGCTCAGCTTAGCTTCTAATCCTTGTGTAACTTCTGCTGGTAGTTCTGCCTCTGGGGAAGAATCCATAGACCAAGGCTTGTCGCTACCTGTGCCTAGTAAAGTGTCACGTAGCCAACTAGTCGCTGCACGACACTTGACCGACGTAAGCTGCACGAATATATCAGACCCACCCTGAGACTCTATTTCAGCCTGAATTTGGGGGTCGTAGTCGCCGTTACGCTGCCTAACACACTGCAACATGCGCTCTTCAAGATCAGTTCGGCCATCTTTAGCCACTTCCCATCTTTTGCGAACGTGGGAGGCTAGACCCTGAATATAGTCTTCTTGTTGTAGCTTATCATTGCGCTCTTTCGACTGACGTTCGAGGTCAGCGGCGCTAGCTACAGGTATTAGGGCCATGGCCATAATCTATTCCTATTTTTTAGCTTTCGGCTTAACTTTCGGCTTAGGGGCAGCTTTTTTCTTGGCGGCAGCGGCTTTTAGCTTCGCGACCTGCGCAGCAGCTTGCTTTGCGTTATGCGGGTATTCTGTAGATTTCATTAACTGTTCTCCAAAGGCGAATAGTGTGAATTGTATCAGTCACACGTTATTTTTCAAGTATACACGTACTTCACTTTCTTTACTTCTCTTCTTTGCGTAGAAGCCACTGACCCACGAACTTGTAGGTCAATGATGCTGTCAGCGTACTGATTGGCATCGTGGATGTGCGAATACTCATTCTTGTCGGGTTTATCTTCTAATTCACCGCTACGTTTCTTTT